TTTGAAACATTGGTTGATCGTCTTTACAACGTAGGTGTTCATGACGTAAAAATTGTTGAAACACTAGTTGACGCAGAGGATATTGATGATGTAGAATTGAACGTGAAGGATACACTCACCCTCTTGAGTGAGTACATTGACGAAATTGAACTTGCGGTTGATAAAACCGAACTCAAGAAGTTAATGCAATCTCTCTACATAGAATCATGCGAAACAGTTTAATGCATGTACATAATCACTTTGCAAGATCAACCGTCTGGAATTTATTCAGTTTTTGACGACAAAGATGATCGTATCATCCCCTTGTTTGAAGAAGAAGATGATGCGTTGCGTTATCTTTTTCAACTAGAAGATGCTGATGACGATAATCCTGATTTAGAAATTGTTGAAGTTGAAGCTGAAGTTATAATTACAGCATGTAGATCACAAGGACAGAAATTTTCTGTCATCACAGCAGACGACCTTATTATTCCACCGCCTGATAGAGAATGATCATTTTTGAAAAAATCCGATGGAAGAATTTTCTTTCTACGGGTAATGTTTTTAGTGAAGTAGACCTTGAGGTAGGCAGAACAAATTTAATTGTAGGAACTAACGGAGCAGGTAAGAGCACCATTTTGGATGCTCTTACTTTTTCTTTGTTTGGAAAACCTTTTCGTAAAATTAGTAAGGGAATGCTCGTTAACAGTATTAACGAGAAAGATTGTCTGGTAGAGATTGAGTTTCGTATTGGCAAGCAAGAGTACAAAGTTGTACGTGGAATCAAACCAAACAAGTTTGAAGTTTACTGCAATGGTAAACTGTGGAACCAGGAGAGTAGTGTTGTAGAACAGCAAAAGAATTTTGAGCAGAACGTGCTCAAGATGAATTACAAATCTTTCACACAGATTGTTGTACTGGGATCTTCCACGTTCGTTCCTTTCATGCGTCTTCCAGTCGCGCAACGTCGTGATATCATTGAGGACATCCTTGACATTCAAGTGTTTTCTACAATGAATGTTCTCTTGAAAGATAAATCTCGCGAGAATTTACAGGAGATTCGTGATGTAGATTATCAAGTTGATCTGCTGAAAGATAAGATTGAGATGCAGAAACGACATATGATGTCACTGCAGCAAAGAACTCAAGAAGAGATTGAACGTAAGCAAGCAAAGGTAAACGAGTATAAAAAAACTGAACTCCAAGGTGCCGAAGATGTTGCGATTCTGACACAACAAATCGGAAATCTTAATGAAGAAATGCAAGAGTATCAAAAATCAAATGAGAAATTGCAAAAGTTGAACACATACTTGATTAAGTTGACACATAAGTTGAACACATGTAAGAAAGAACATGAGTTCTTTGAGAAGAATCATGTATGTCCAACATGCACACAAGAACTATCTGAAGAGTTTCGTAGTGAAAAACTAGAAGCAGGTCAATTAAAAGTTGACGAGATGAATGTTGGTTATGATGATTTGCAGAAAGCAATCTCAGAAGAACAAGAAAGGTTTAATAAATTTACTGAGCTATCTACTGAGGTTAATAACATTAACACCACAATTTCTCAAACTAACTTTCAGTTGATGACAATCCGAAAGCAAGTAGAATCATTGCAAGACGAGATCAAAGAACTAGAAGGTGACAACGTTGATAAGAAAGCGGAGTTTGATAAACTACAACTTCTTGTAAACAATAAGAAGGATTTGAATAAGCAACATGCTAACCTGAAGCAGGACCGAGATGTCTTGACGACAGCAGGTCAACTTCTCAAAGACAATGGTATTAAGTCTAGAATTATCAAGACTTATCTTCCTACTATGAATAAGATGATTAACGATTTCTTACAAAGGATGGAGTTCTATGTCAATTTCACCCTGAATGAGAACTTTGAGGAGATTATCAAATCTAGATATCGTGATGTATTTTCTTATGAGTCTTTTAGTGAAGGAGAGAAAGCTCGTATTGATATCGCTCTGTTGCTCACTTGGCGTAGTATTGCTAAGCTTAAGAATAGCGTGGATACTAACCTCCTTATTCTAGACGAAATTTTTGATGGATCGCTTGACCAATCAGGTACATCTGATCTAGGATGGATCCTTCGCAACTTTGATGAGAGTACCAAAGTGTTTGTCATCAGTCACAAGCAAGGTTTAGACGATAAATTTGACAGGACGATCACCGTTGATAAGGTCAAGAACTATTCGGTTCTGACTGAGACAGTCAACGAAGTGACACATGGGATGGTCGGGTGACCATCCTTTTTTGTTATGATGTATTCATCAACAAAAGAGACACATGCAAACCCAAGAGATCAAAGGAAACCTTGCACGACTGCTCGCTACTGAGAACCTGATTGTAGAGCATCGCAAAACTACCACTGCATCTTTTGACGTTGACCGTCGCGTACTGACTCTGCCGATGTGGGACAAAGCATCTGGCACAGTCTACGATATGCTGGTTGGTCACGAAGTTGGTCACGCTCTGTTTACTCCCAACGAAGACTGGCGTGATGTTGCTGACTGCCCTAAAGATTTTGTGAACGTCATTGAAGACGCTCGTATTGAAAAACTAATGAAACGTAAGTTTCCTGGTCTCCGCAAGTCATTTGCTGGTGGTTACAAGGAACTGAATGACATGGACTTCTTCAGTATTCTTGATGAAGATCTCAGTCGCTTCAGTCTGATTGACCGTATCAATCTGCACTTCAAGATTGGTGCCAGTGCCATGATTCCTTTCTCTATTGAAGAGCAGGTGTTTGTTGCTCGTACTGATCTTGCAGAAACATTTGAAGAAGTGCTGGAGATTGCTGTTGATGTGTTTGAGTTTTCTAAGCAAGAGAAGGTAGAGGACATTCCTCCTCCTGCTGCTCAGCAGGGTGAAAGTGAAAGTAACGATGACGAACAATCTGAGCAGCAAAACGACGAGAGTCAACCTCAATCAATGCCTCAAAGCAGCACCAGTCAAAGTTCTTCATCTCAAGAAGACTGGGATGAAGAGGAAGAAGAGGAAGAAGATGAAGAATATACTGGTGGTGAAACTTCTGAAACACAACGTGCATTTGATGGTGCAGCAGAGAAATTGTCATCACGTTCTTCTGGCAGAGATCCAATCTATGTTGAGATTCCTGAAGCAGTTAACCTAGATAAACATATTGTTGATTGGACTACTCTGCATGACTGGATTGATAGTCAAGCACAGGAACCTGAGCGATATGAACAGGTTGACAGTCAATACTATGAGTTCCGTAAGCAATCACAAAAGGAGGTAAACTATCTTGTTAAAGAGTTTGAGTGTCGTAAGTCTGCTGACGCTTATGCTCGTGCTGGTCAATCTAAAACTGGTGTGCTTGATACTTCAAAGCTACACACTTATCGTTATAACGAAGACCTTTTCAAAAAAGTAACTGTTCTTCCTGATGGCAAGAACCATGGTCTTCTGTTTGTTCTTGATTGGTCTGGTTCCATGGCAAACGAACTGCTTGCTACTGTAAAGCAAGTCCTGAACCTGACTGCATTCTGCAAGAAAGTTCAGATCCCGTTTGAAGTTTATGCATTCACTAACGACTGGTATGTTGTTGATCGCATTAAAAATGGAGACAACACTTACAGAGATACTACTTACGATAATGTTGAGAAAAACACCATTTTCATTAGCGATGAATGGTTCCACATGATGAATGTTGTGTCTTCTCGTTCCAACTCTCGTAACTATGAGCGTATGTGTAAGAACCTTTTCCGTGAAGCATCTGCATACAGAGGATATAGTGGTTATCAAACTACCATTGGCATGAGTCTTTCTGGAACTCCTTTGAATGAAGCTATTGTAATGCTCAATTACATCATTCCTGAGTTCAAGAAGCAGAATGATCTGCAGAAAGTAAATGTCTGTATCCTCTCTGACGGTGAAGGTGGTTGTGCTGCATATGGTCACGAGATTTATATGGATCACAAAGACGAATATGCTGTTCGCCCTCGTCGCATTGATTATTATCAGGTTCTTCGTGATCGTAAGACTGGTCGCACTTATGAAAAATTTGATTATGACAATGTTACCAACACTTTCATTCAGCAAGTTCGTGATCGCTTCCCTGAAGTAAACATGATCGGTTTCCGTATTCTTCCTGGCAATCAACTTTCTAGTTTTGTTGGTAAGTATGCAAGTTTTGAAAACTATTCTGCAGTGCAGAAACAGTGGAAGAAAGAAAAATCTGCAATTATTCCTAACCCAATTGCATTCACTGCTTTGTATGCTATCTCCAACAATGCATTGAATGAAACTACTGAGTTCAATGTTGAGGCTGGTGCTAAGAAGGGAGAAATCTCCCGTGCATTCAAGAAAATGCTTGGTAGTAAAGCAACAAACAAGAAACTGCTCAACTCTTTTGTTGAGTATGTCGCTTGACGAACTGTCCACATGGGGTCGTCAGTGACCCCACCACACCCTATACTATATTCATCAACACAAAACACCAATGCCTTTCGCTCCCGTCCCCGTTTCAACTGAACAACTCGTTTCGTATCTCACCGATAACTGCGGTACTGAGGTAAACACGAAGCAACTGTTTGAAGCGTCTGAGCACTTCAACTGTTCTCTCGCTACTGTCAAGAAGCGCCTTAAAGATTACAAAAAAGGTATTGGCAAGTGGAACCTGACTGTGCAAGAACGCCTTGAGCAAACTCTTGCTGCTCCTGCAGCAATGCCTGCTGTTGAGCAGAACCTCATTCCTATCAAAGATGAGAACTTTGTTCCCTTTGGTAACTTTACTGATGTCAAGAAGATCATCAAGTCTGGTATTTTCTATCCAACTTTCATTACTGGTCTGTCAGGAAATGGTAAGACTTTCTCTGTTGAGCAAGCATGTGCGGATCTAAATAGGGAACTGATTCGCGTGAACATTACCATTGAAACCGACGAAGATGATCTTATTGGTGGGTTTCGTCTTGTTGATGGCAACACTGTTTGGCATAACGGACCCGTCGTGGAAGCTCTTGAGAGGGGAGCTGTGCTGCTTCTAGATGAAGTAGATCTCGCCTCTAACAAGATCCTGTGTCTGCAATCTGTGCTGGAAGGTAAAGGTCTCTTCCTGAAGAAAACTGGTCGCTATGTCCAACCCGCTGCTGGTTTCAACGTCATCGCTACAGCCAACACCAAGGGTAAGGGTTCTGATGACGGTCGTTTCATCGGCACTAACGTTCTTAACGAAGCATTCCTTGAGCGTTTCGCACTGACCTTCGAGCAAGAGTATCCCACTCCTGCTGTTGAGAGCAAGATTCTGCTGCGTGTTGCTGCTTCTGTTGGCAAGCATGATGAAGAGTTCTGTACTAATCTTGCTAACTGGGCAGACATCATCCGTCGCACTTTCAAGGATGGTGGTATTGACGAGGTGATCAGCACCCGTCGCTTGGTTCACATCATGCGAGCATATGCTATCTGGGGTGATCGCATGAAAGCAATCAAAGTTTGTGTGAACCGTTTCGATGATGAGACCAAGCAGTCGTTCATCGAATTGTATGATAAAATTGATGCTGACGTTTCTACGGAGGAAGAAGATGCCACAACCCAGGACTGATAAGTTTCATGGTTACGTAAACAATCTTGCCGTTCTAGACAGCGGCAAGACTGTTAAGATCCTAGGTGGCGAGGGTCTTAAGTTGTTTGTCAAAGATCTTGACGGCAACCTAGAAGAATGCTACCATAATAATATTCGCCTTATCTGGAACAAGTGAATGGCTTTTAAATATGATGAAGATAAACTCTTGAATGAGTTACGTGATTACATTTCTGGAACCTACAACCAACATTACTCTGCTGGCAATGACAGTATTCAAACGTTAGACTTGATTGAAGCATGTGGAGACGCTGAGGCATTCTGTCGAAGCAACATCCTAAAGTATGCTTCTCGCTACGATAAGAAGGGCACTGCTCGTCGGGATATTATCAAGATCCTACACTACGGTCTCCTCCTTCTCCACTTCTCTGACAAGACCTCTGTTACCGAACCCTACAATCAATGAGTAAAGTTATCCTATCTAAAAAAACACTTGATGTCCTTAAGAACTTCAGCACGATTAA